TCATCAATAGATGAGTATTTTGTAGGGATATTATATTTACATGATAATACTTTCATATCCTCTACAATCTCATTATTAACACTATCCATCATTTTATATGATGGGATATTTTTCATCTTATCATTATCATACATCATATAAGTCACATTATTCAACTTACCATACAATTCCTTAGTGAATTCAATCGTATTAGTCTGAGTTGAATATGGTTCTTTCAATGTTGGTAAAATACCAACTAAAATCATCTTAGTGTCAGGAAATGATTTAGTAAGAATCTGAGTAAGTACTGGAACAATTCCAGAACCAGTTCCACCACCACATGATGATATAATAAATACAACATCTTTATCACCAACATGGTTAATAAACTTCTCAGATGAAATAATCTTACCTGCAACTTCCTGTAGGAATTTTTTAGCACCCTCTCTATTTTTACCAGCACCCTTAAGATCACCTAATGGGATTTTATACATATCATCTGGTACCATTGCTAAATCCTTCTCAGAAGAATTTAATACCATTGATTCAATTCCCTCTTTGTGAGCAACTAATGCTACTTGAGATCCCGCATTTCCAATTCCAATAACTCCAATCTTTAACATAATTCATACCTCCGTTTTGTTATAATAATTTTTATGATATTCTTTAACTCAGAAATCATTACCTATTAGTATGAATACCTATTTTATTTTATCTTCAAACATTATCTTTATACATGAATCTCTACCGTTAAAAACATTTGAGTAATGTAGTAATTGTTATAATTACACGAAAGAAAGGATGGTTTATTTATGAGAAGATTAAATAAATCCAATCTCAAGATTACACGAGAGTATGCTGAGTGTATTCGAGATGTATCATATATTAAGGCTATGGTAGAAGATGGTGAAGTATCAGATGTTATTCTCGATGTTGATAATCAATTATCTGGTATTACAAGAGATGATGATAACGATACTATTGAGATCTTAAAGACTATAGATGATAATTCTGATTATGATAGACCTAGAGAAGTTGAAGCGATTATGAATAATCCATCAACTGATTTAGATTCATTATTAGATGAAGATGATATATTTCAAAGAAAGGATTGATTATTATGAGAGTAAATAGAGATATGTATGAGCGTGCAGCATTAGCTAGAGATATTGAATATATTACTTGTATGGTAGAAGATGCTGAATTAGCTGATAATATGCAAGACATTGAAAATTCTGATGTATTATCACCAGTTAATGATGATACTATTTCTAATAAGCAAATCAATAGAATGGTTGATAGTATTGAGACAACACAAGATGAAGATGCTGAAGATGAAATTATGAGTATTGCATCTGCTGATAAGGATTTATCATTAGATGATGTTATTGGTGCTACTACTGATATTGATAAAAATATTCCTGATGATATTCAGAATACTATTGATAATGCTGTCAATACAGAATCTACATCATTAGATGATTTCGTAGATGAATGGTATTCTAACATTTTCTAATAAGTATTTAATGAATGAGGTGATAAGCCTATGGAAATTTTTACAGCATTATTTCCTAATGGGATCCCATCATCCAGTTTCTTTAGTGGTTGTATTTTAATCTTCGTAGTGGCATGGTATAATAGGGAATTAATTCACACACTAATTAAGAACTATATCACTGGAGAAGAAATGAATAGTAAGAAACATAAGAAATCACATACTGATGATAATGATAAGCTAGAAGCTACAGTTGAAAAACTATCTTCAAGTATAGATTCTATTAAAGATGATAATAGGTTAATGAGAGATGATATAAACAAAAAGATGAATCAGTTTGAGGCTAATCTTAATGATAAGATCAATACTATATCTAACAGGTTAACATTTTTAACTGAATCTGATGCTATAGATAAGAGAGCTTATATTATTGAAAAATATATAAAGTATGTGGAACAAGGTGAACCGTTAGATATGGTTACATTAGACAACCTTAACAAAGTTTATGATACATACCTAAAAGAGAATGGAGATAGTTATGTGAAAGACTTGATGTCAAGATTGAGAAGACTGGAACTCAGTAAGCATATAGCTAATGATATTGATACCCATGACAATTAGAGAATATAATGGAAATGAATTTATTAGTATTATTCATTTCCATTATATTTTTACTATGATTTTTAGAAACCATTAAGATCATTAAATAAACTTAGATCAATATCCTCTGTATTTGAATAATCATCAATAACACCATCTGATGTATTATCATACACATTATTAGTATCAAAATGTTTAGACCTACTCTGTCTTAATGAATTATATTGAGATTTAATAATATCCTCTCTGATACTATCCTCATAATTCAATACCTTATCAAACATTTCTTCATCTTCAATAATTTGTACATATTCTTGTGGAAGAATATCTCTAATTCTTTCTTTAGTAATAATTCCAGAATTTTCTTCTACTCCATCATATACATCAGTTCTATAGAATCCAAAATATCCTAAATTATTTCCATGATAGTATACATACAGTGCAATCAAATAAGACATAATACTATCATCATGTCCACCTTGCCTAGCTTCAATTTTACCACTTCTAGTTCTTACTAATCCAGTAATATCTGAGATGATATTCTTAGTAATAAAATCATCTTTATTCTCATTGATTCTTCTTGATAGAATACTAAACATATCTTCCCTAGATTTAGAATTAGTATATACTCCATAATGTGTTTTAACTGTAGATTTAGCTTTAAGCATAGATTCCACAGTTTCTGCTTCTCTCATTTTCTGCTCTACTAAATCTCTATCTTTATCAAAATACAGATTATTAGCTATTCTCGATCTATTCATTAAATGATCTATAATACCATCACCTACAGAGTTTCTCTCTATACAGATAATTGCTCTAGGGATATATTCTGTAACTAATGATTCGATTAACATCTCATAAGCTGTTTCTCCAATATATGGAGATTTAAATTCAGCAACTGGTTTTACTGTATATGGATTTAAAATCGTAATAGCATTATTATCAGAACTGGTACCTGTAGAACAGTCTATTCCAACAATATATGGAATATCTTTTCTAAGTGTCTCATAAATATCAAACTGATAATATTCCTGAATAAATATAGTATCAATAGGTTGATGAGTTGTACTAGTAATATACTCAATATCTTCTCTTGGATATGGTGATAAATCAGAACCATGAATTCTCTGTAATAGAATTTCTCGTCTTACAGTTAATGGATCACCAATCTTCTGAGAGATTTCCTTTAACCACGTATTGTCTAATCCAATTTGATAATACTGATATTCTATATATAAAATTCCATTAGATCCAGCTTTACTTAACATATCACTGATTTCTTGTGCCGATTTATCATATAACTTATCATTCCATCTATATGTAGAATCTAATAATGCTTGTGCTTGTTGCCCAGCTTTAGTATCCAAATCTCCAGGAGTACATGTAAATATTCTGGCTGAAATTGCACCATTTGCTAAAGATCTTCTATGAGCTGTTTCAAATGTTGATACAGCATTTTTTACTATAGTATCAATATATGGACTAAATTCAGGCTCATCACAATAGTGAACTGGTGCAGTCATACCTCTTGCTATAGATAGTGCCATATCATAAGATGTTGCTTTAGATTTTATATTTATCTTATTATGATTTACTGGATGTTCATATGCTGTAGCATTAGCTTTACCTTTTGTGACTTTACCATCTTCATCTGTAATAGATTTAAATCTCATATAAGGTGGTAATGCATCTATAATAACACCAGTTCTTCTTAAGTTCTCTTTAGCTTGATCTCCATCTTTATTCAAATAAATGAATGTCGAATTAGTTGTACCAAAATGGTATATCCAAACTAATAATACTAATGCTGATATAGTTTTACCTTGCTGTCTAGGAAGACATAACCATGAATCTAAATTATGTAATGTACACCAAGCTTGTGCTATATTTCCTCTATTAGCTTTATATGGTACACCTTCACTAGCACCACTATCTGCAATTCTAGCAACTTCTCTTAAGAAATACCACGGATTACATTTACACTCCATAATAACTCTATCAATCTGATCTGTAGTTAAAGTACAATTACCTTCACTATCTTTAGCATGAGGATTAACACCAATCAATGATAGGTCTTTAATCTCTAACATAAAATACCAATTCTTAATACCTAGAGTTTTTAAATCCTTAGCTAATGTTAGAAATGATTTATTGGGAGTTCCTACATCATAATACTTACCTTTAGTTTTTATTACTCGTCTTTTTTCCATAGGTTAATTATTATCCCCCTATCTTTGGACTAAGTTTTAATACATCATTATCACTACTGTCCATCATCAACGATCTATCGATATATCTATTTAATTTCTCTATATGCTCTGGAAGAAATACTATAGAGTATTTATCAATAAATCCTTTAATATCTCCAAATCCTTGTTTATAGTTAATAAAGATATCTCTATTATGTACAGCTTCATGAATAGTAGATGATAACATAACTACCTGAACTCTATTTGCTTCATGTTCTTTCATAACCATATCTGCAATACGGAATGATGTGATTTTCCATTTCTTATATAAAAAATATTCAATCATGATAGAGCAATAATCGTATAGATTAAAAATTGGTCCATGATGCATCTCTATTGGAACATCATCATCAGTTAATTCAGATAATACTTGACATCTATTTAACTTAACCTCTTTCTTCAAAAAATCAATATACTTCTTATACCTATCACAAGTCCTGACTTCTTTTTCTACACCATTAATAAATTTGGATGCTGCATCAGAATTAGAAAAATATTCGATACCCTTAGTAAAACTAAGTGTATATAATGCAGTATTTGAATCAACAACTGGTGTCAATTTATCAGTACTATAAATGATATTAGGTAAAGATTTTGACATTCTTAATCACCTTCCTTTTATCTTTATCCTTAAGAAATTGTGGAGCATAGAAAAAAGGGAGCCCCCCACAGGGG